GCCATGAATGGCGGGCGCGCAGATTTGGTGAACTGCGAGCTTTCCTGGGCCCCCCCCATACCTACCATTGGTCGGGGCGGTTACAGGACCCAAGTGCCCCATGGGGCAGACTTCCACAGCAAGCTGCGGAAGTACTATCTAGAAGTAGATAGTTCCCCTGACTTTTTTGTCAGGAGGATACCGGCGCAATGGCTGCGCCGGACTGGCCTTGTAGGGTACTACAAGACCTGTGACCTGTATCTTACAGGTCTGGAACCAAGACACCAGTTTTGGTTCATACGTAGTCGCATGTATGGTAGCGACTACAGCTTACACTTCAAGCGTAAGCTTACCGAAGAGCTTTCTTCGGGTAACCTGTCTCATGTGAGACAGTGGTTCTACACCGCAAACGGTGTAGTCCTCCCATATATACTTGGGGGCGGCGATGACTATGAAGTCATCGACTCCATGACGAAGTTCGTCATGGAGAACTGTGCGAACAATTACGCACAGTTTATTAGTAGCCTTAAGGCCACTAAGAAGCTGATGAGAAAATCAGCTGCTATCCATGGATGGCGTAGCGGGGGAATCAAGATCCCCCGCAACGGGAAGACAAGGTTGTGCTTCCCGTACGTCCGGTTGTTCAACCGGATCGTCGCGACAAACAATGTTTTGCCGCGTAAGGAGAGGTTTAGACTTCTCCTTTTCTGGACCCAGTCTAGGGCCACAGGTCTTGCCGACGGCAAGATGGTCCAAGCATCCTTGGACAAGTTTCGACGAACAACGTCGAAACCATCTCAACCTGTTGAGATAGATGTAGGAATATTCCAATCCTGCATCCGGACCAGTATCCTTACTGGTCATCCGGCACAAGTCAGTGCCGGACCTAAGGCCTGTCTTCAGGCCCCACAGAAGCCTGTGCTTCTGGAGGATCAGTTTTACACTGATCCTAACCGCCGAGAACCTATCGGCGGTCAGTCTAGGTATTTACATTACCTAGCCACTCACCGTGTTTTACACGGGGAGTACGATATTCAGACACTAGAATATCGTCGTTTCGAGAGACCTCGGAACGTTAGGTCATCAAATGACCTGCTCTCATGGGCAATCCATGAGGCTCTAACACACCCAGAAAGGGTGTGTTCTGTTCGGTACCATTCAGTTGCCGAGCAGTCTAAAGCACGGTCGATAACCGTGGCCCATTATGCGTATCAAGTCATAATGGGAGTGTTAGCGCATGCGCTGACACCCGCTGTACTATCAGCGGAGACGAAGTCAGGTTTGACTTCGGATAGGCATCTATGGAATTTCCTAGATACCAACCTCTCACCGGAGGTACCCTCCTGGGAGGGTTCGTCTGGATATAAAATCCAGGCGATGTCTCTTGACTTAGAAGAGGCAACGGACCACAGCAATTGGTGGTTCTCTCGGGCCGTCTGGTCCGAGTACATCCGACAAACAAGAGGTCGGACGCAGCCAACAGCCTTGATGCTGCTGGCGAAGAGGTTATATACCTCTTCCCGCCCGGTATTTTACCGGGTGGAAGGAAATAAGTATGATTATTTCCTTACCCATCGGGCTGCCCTGATGGGTGACCTTTTTACAAAGGTCGTCTTGACTATTGCGCAAGACTATTCAGCAAGGAAATCCTTGTTGGACTCTCCAATAGGATTGGAGAAGAATTCTAACATTGTTAGAACGTGTAAGGTAATGCCTTACAACCTCTCCACTCTGGAAGAGGTGGGCCTTCTTGACAGAAAGCCGTCCCGCGAAACAATTCGCGGGGCCTCCTACTCATTGGTAGGAGACGATATAATAATAACTTATATCGTAATCCTGTCCCTATTCCGGACAGGATTGCTTCCCTACTTTAGGGAGGCCGCCATGTCCATAGACATGAAGATCTCGGAGGACGATTCCTTCGATAGTCCTCACCTTATGTTTTACTGTGAGGAAGGGGCCATGGTCCCTAGTAGTGTCCTTGACACTCCACGCCACCAGAGGTGGCGGAATCGAGAGGTAAGTTATCTCGATTACCCTCGATTGAGGTTACTGCTCCCTGTTAAGATGGAGCAGGATATATACTCACAAACGAATGTGGGTAGGTTCTCCTTATTAGGAAAGGAGAGCCGCTGGGTGATAGATACATCCAGCCTACTCGCAACAAAACTCTATGAGGTTGCGAGTCTGGTACAACATCTTGTTGTACCTAGGGACATAGAATGTCTGTGTCCCTTCACCCCCCAAGAGATCGGGGGTGACGGCGCCTATACAGGCGACGCTGATTTCTTCAATGAAATCATCCGTAGGAAGTCGAAAGATCCTGCGGAGACACTGTATCGAATGCAGTGTCAAATGACGCGACTATGGTCGCATCATTTCGTGTCTACAGATAAGGCACGAATGGGGGTGATGAAACATCACCTCATTCTCCCAACCTTGGATAGGTTGAGGAAATGGCTGCCGGAGAGAGCAGTCATAGTTCCACCATCGGTGGAACATGCGGAAGTGCTCCGTGCACTTCCGAGGGGTCTCTTAGAGACTCCATTACAAGTTTTTATGAAACTTGTAAAGAGGTGCTATTACAGGTACCTCTTCGCTGGGAAGATTCTTCCCAGCCTCCGCGTCACTGCGGATGTGTCGACCAAGAGGGGGTCGACACCGGAGAGCGCTCTTTGGGCGTTCTTCGATATGGATAGGTTAAATGAATACCTATCCAGATGGCGAAGACCAGGCTTCGACATCCGGGACAACGATCCTTATTTTGTTGTCCCGTACAGGCATAAAGACATTATGTCTGTTGGCTGGCAGTGGAAACCACGGCCAGAGCCGAGCAACGAGTTTGCTCGGCTTGGTATCAACGATTTCCTTGATACCATATACTACGGGAAACCAAATCTCGTAGTAACTCAAAGACTAAACATGTTCTTTGAGTCGGATCCGTTAATATTGATACGGGTCCGCGAGGATGCCTCTATAAGAGGCACCATACTGCTTGTCAGTAAGGACAAGCGGTTAGCCGCAAAGATTTGCGGCTTCGTCCGGTCTAATAGAGACCGGTCGTGTCGGGTGCATTTGATTCACCCGATTCTCTTCCTATTAGGAAGATTGGGGGAACCATGGGTTCCCCCCGGGGTCCTCATAGAGGACGCCGGAGCGATCAACTGGGTTGGCCGCAATGTCGCTAGTTACGACATTACCCACGCAGAATGCTGCGAGGTCAAGGCATACCGCGAGGTATACCAGGGGGTAACTTCTTGGTTACCCCACGGTTTGAGAGAGCCCAAACCGGTACACGCCCGGGCGAATGCCGGGCGGGACGGACACGAAGGTTTCGTGTCCTACCTATCCCTGTCTGATAGACAGGTTGAGGAGTTGGATTTACCAACTCAATTGCAGGGGGGCGACAGCCCCCCTCCCTCCTACATGTAGGAGTACACACCATGGTGTGTTTTGGCCCCATGGGGCCGGTGACCATGGTCACCTCACCACGGGAAGGCCTTAATGAGGCATCCCGCGCGCGACGCTAAATGCGT